CCGGAGCGAGGGCATCATGCCCTTAGGGGTAATACTTCGCCGACTATACTCTAGTCCTCAAAGTAAGCCGTGGAAAGATCAAACCAGATCTTCCGATGAACATACCGTTCATCTTGCGGCGGGATGTAGTCCCAACACGGAGCTACACCCAGCCTCTTCCGATACGGTGTCTCGAACATACGAAGAGAAACCGTACCACCGCGACAGTGGCCCTTAATGGCTGCGAGAAAGACCGCACTGGAGTTCCAGTAGCAGCCTTTCGTAATCGCGAGCGGCGAGTCGGGGTCGCAAGGCTTTTCGTTGACTTGCGCCACGTATCTTTTGTAAAGATACGAGCCTTGGAGCTCTAGGCCTTTATGTGCTCTGAAGCACTTGTAGACCTTATGCTTCTCCTTTAAACACCGTTCAGGTGCTCTTATCCCGCTATCAGGGTTTTCCCAGGGCGGAACTAAAACAGGAGGTACAGAGCTAACCAGAAGATTAATCGTCTCTGGAAGAGAGATCCTCGTCCTGGCAGACCAGTCGACTAGACTGTTGATCAGGGCATATCTATCCTGAATTGTTCTGAGGGACTTGCAGTACACCCCTCGAACATTGAAGCCTTCTATCCAGTCGGCTCCACAGGACTCCCTAAAGTTCCCAGCAGCGCTGTCAAAGCTCTTCTCCATGTTTGGGATGAAGCCTAAACAGCGAAGGAATCTACAGACAGGCTTGTAAGCCTGGTCTAACACCACGATGTCGTCCCCGAAGACTCCAAAATTTGGGAGTATTCTACTCCGGGAGAGAGATTTTATCTCGCCTGAGTCGACATCTCTGTAGAGTGTCAGAGCTTTACCATTCTTGCGAATGGGGAGCCCTAACGCCTTATAGACTGCTAGTACAACACAGGTGAAGATGACGGTTTGGAGTGGGAAACAAAAATCATTCCCCATAGTTGCCATCATGTGCAACTCCGCCACTCCCTTATCAGTTCTCGCCTTGCTTGATCTAGTGGCTTTTAACCACAGGAGACTCGCTCTCGGTATACACCAATCGCATAAGCCGTTTGCAAGGTAATCACTCGCCGACTTCAAGTCGATCGTCGCGAAAGACCTATCGATCGAACCGACCCGAGCCATTTCCGCATTGATTTGCGGTTGGCACGAAAGGTCGATCCCGAAAAGGTCACGTAGACGCCGACGTAAAACTTCGGCTACACCCTTCTGGAAAAACATGTTCAGGAGGGGTTCGGGCTTCACCAGGCGCGAAATTGTTCGCTTCTTAGGGACAGCGGTAATGCTGACGGCCTTCAAGATCTTTGGAGGTCCCATCGACAATGAGCGTGTTAACTCACAATCAACTCTTGTCGGATGGTCCTTTACCCAGTCATAAAAAAGATCTATAATTAACTGGGAAGAAGCAGACAGCCGCGACTCACCGATTTTGGTGACGAAGTCGCTGGTATCGGCTCCAGGAGAAGAACCAGGGCCAAAGTCCACGAAGGGAATGAACGCAGCTAGATCTAGCAGCGGGTATCCCTCAGGATTGAAGAAGTCCCAGACGAGTCTTTTGAACTCGCCGATTATGACTTCGTCATAAGGCCCAAGCTCCTCAGTTCGCAGGGCCCAACTTTCGCAGGCTTTGTTAGCAGCATGGAATAATTCCCATGCCGCCAAGTCTGCATCCTCTTTATCTATTTCGTCTTGAAATTTCGACGGAACGGATCGGAGGAGGGCGCTAGCAGCGAACTGTCGACCTGTACTTCCTGGTGGGACACGTATGCTTCGATTTTCTCGATAGACATCGCAGCCCGCCAACAGGCCAGGGTTATTACACCCCAGATCATGAAGGAGAGAATCACAAAGATCAGTAATACTGACACTTGCCATCTAATTTTTCCTCCAGATGGAGAGAAGTTGGTACCCTCTGAACACCGGAACATTACAACGTCCCGGTCAACACAGTGTCGCTTATACCCTGAGCAATTTGGGTTAAGAGACCAATGTGCGCCGACAACATAGCCTTGACGCTAACAGCGTCGTAGGTATCTGCGCCGGCAGGCATCGTGATAGTCGTCCTAACGAGGGCAAGTTGAATCGGCTGGTTAGCCAAGACACCTACGCCCTTGCGAGACAACACTTCAAAAGTGTTCTTCGGAAAAGATCTGATCACTCCCGAAGCATTGGGGGACCCGAGGGACTTGATAGAGGCCGGACGGAACATGGTCAGGGTGAAAGGCGCGGATAATGAATGCGCCGCAACACCCGTCTGAGTACCTCCAAGTGCAGAGACAGCGTATTGCTTGCTCTGCGCATTGGGAGGCGTATCAGCCACGATCGTATATGTGGGACTCGTCAAGCCAGTGATGGCAGCTCCGGTAATCGGAGTGGATGGACTAAAAGCCATAATACACCTCGTTCGAGGAAGGAGTTAAACTAACGAACCTTCTGATTAAGAAGGGCTGCGAGACTCACCCAGGTCCACGTGCTGCTTGGTATTTGGATAACCAACGCAGGGACGTTGAGTGAGGGTACAGACCGAGAGTAGTTCATTTTCTCGGACAGCATTGGAGTGCTAGACTCCTCGATAGACCAACGAAAATTCTCGATGAGATTGTTGATCTTCGACCTATCTAAGCGGATTTGACTTTCCCGCTTAGTTGACGTCCAGCGGCTGCAGCTTTTCCAGGCCAACTTCGCGTGTAACGCAGAAGTGGCATTAAGAATGTCGCCTATGTTGGTAAAGTAGTCGACAACAAAGCTGTAAGGTAGGAGTTCCCATAGTGTGGGTATAAACTCACCTAAACGGAAGCCAGACAACTCGATTAATCGAGAAGCTGGGTCATCCTGAATACCGCTGAACTGATGGACGACCATGCCCTTGAACTTCACACGGTCCGTTTGATGCTCTTTAGCATCTTGGATCATGTAGAGGTAGTTTGGGCTAAACAGATCAGTCGTCACGTGAGAGCTGCTCCCATCAGAGGCTTGGCCGCTGACAAAAGTGAGTTCTTCACGCTCAGCGTAAGCTTTATAAGCTTTTGCTGCACCCTCGATATCTCCGATGAGTGGTTTCCACCCATAAGAGTACTCGAGCCAGAGGTCTCCTAAGATTTTCCTTATCTTAGGACGCCTAGCCCCACGTCTGTTGGCTTCACGATGGGCGCGTTTGAAGTATGCGCTGAAACCGTCGCGAAGACTAGACGCGGGCCTCCTTAACATTCTAAGGGTTTCCCTTAGTTCACCAACGAAGGTCATACCTTTAAAAGGAGACAACGCACCGTTGATGTTGGTCAGGAAGTTCCCTAGTGCTGTGTTGTACACAGAAGCGAGGGGATTGATGGCGGAACTCGGAAGTTCGAGCCATATACGTGACAGAGACTCCGTATAGGAGTTCTTCAACGGACTGTACCCGTAGAAATCTGGGTGAAACAGTCTGAAAGAGATACGACCAGGTGTAAATTTCACGTGTCCGTTACGAACATAGGCAGTTCCTGCCTCTTCGTGATTACGGACTTGGGATCTCCACCGAGGATTTTGTATGCCTTGGCGGGTTTCAGTCCATTTCGTGACTGAATAAGATCTCTTGGTCGTAGGAGCACTGAAATACTCGTTGTGCGAGTAAGTGGTGCTCGAATTCCTAAACGATCTTGGTATAGATTCATTTAGGACCTCTGTCATATCGCACCTCCACAGGGTAGGTTAAAACCCTGAGCAAGCTCTGATCAGGGATGATCGGAG